ATATTGTGCAGTCCGCTCCAGAGCATCGCCGGGGCCAGCGGCATCGAGTTACCCGGAACCTCCGAGAACCACAGCAGGTGGTACGGGCCAAGCTGGCTGTCCGGCCCGTCCCACTCCACCACCCGCAACGGCTTTGACCCCTCGTTGGGTCCAAGCGTCACGACCAGACGCTCCTTGGGAAGAAAGATCTCCCAGAGTTCCACCTTGTCGTGGATCTCCGCGTCGGAGCCACTCATCCCTGAGGCAAGCGTGTGAACCCGCTCGTCACCACTCTCGTTGTGACCTGTCGGCTTCCGGGCCACCAGTTCACCACGCACCGACCGGCTGAACCCCTTGAACTTCTTCGCCTCATCCAAGTCCATCAGGTAACGGTGGCCGCAATAACTGATCTCCTCGGGAGACCTGGCCGACATGTCATGCACCCAGTCATCCAGCAGGATGCTGCTGACATACGGCTCCGTCATGTTGAACTCGACACCGGCCTCCTCGACAACACCGGCATCCTCGATGCCCACCTTGATGATCCCCATCGAGAACAACGCCGACTTGATCGCACGCTGTAGCACCTTGTGGATCTGACCGTCGTCGAGGCTCTCGTTCAACAAACCCTCGTACTCAATCGAGTACGGCTTGAACTCCTCGTTCTTGGTGAACACCAGCACCTGCGGGGGACGGGCAACCAGTTGCCGCTCGTAAATGTTCGTCGCCAGTTCCATCAGGTTGACGTGAACCGGCTTGGTTGCACCGTCATCGGAGTAGTAGACCCCGACGTACTGCTCAAGTGCCTGCTTGTGACGAACCCTGAACGGCTCCAGCTTCCGACGACTGGCGTGAACCGCCTCCCTGAGACGGTCAACGTCCATCAGCTTGTTCGGGTTCAGAGCCACTCGTCCTCAGCCTCAAGTTCCCTCTGATTCCGACGCCACTCGAAAGACATGACAGGAACCTGGATCACAGGTTCGGCTGCTGGCTCCCGACGTTCGCGAATGATCTTCGCACAGAGGGCATCTGCAATCACACGGTCGCCGTGCCCCGTGCCCCTGTTGGTCGGATCTGGAGATCTTGTCGAACCTCCATGTTCGATTTTGCCACTCGGAAGATAAACGTATTCCCCAGCCTCTTCAAGTGCCTTTCTGCTGGGATTGATGAAAGCCCTGCCGAACAAAGCCTCACGGTACGTCGCCAACAAGTCCTTTTTCCCGTCACTTGTTGAATACCAACCCGGTCGATCAGACACTTTCCTCGAAAGACGCTGCTCCTGTGTCTGGTAATAAATATTCCCGTAATGCAATTCCTCAACCACCGTCTTCCCGAAAGTCCGACCCGGACCCGTCGCCTCCCAGATCAGGTACGCACCCCGGTTCCCCGGCCCGGCGAACATCCGGCAAAGAGCCACGGCAACCTCTGCCAGCCGAACGGTACTCGTCTCGTTATCCGCCCACTCGGCCACCTTCTCACCACTGAGCCGGTCACCGACCGTCAGCACGGAATCACTCGCCCTGGTCCCCTGAGAAATATCGCACCCGATCACATAATCCCTGTCCATCGGAGGCAACCCCTCCTCGTCGAGGGCACACCAGATCTTCAGGAAACCCTCCCCGTCATCCTCGAACCGACCCTCGTTACCCGGCTCAACATGCAATGTTCCCTGGTACAACGGCGGGCAGCAGAATTCCCTGATCAACTGCCTGAGAGTGTCGGGATCGAAGTAGGGGTAATCACTCCCCTGGTAATCAATGTCCAACTGGGTGGCAATCTCAACGGCGTGTGCCCTGCGGGTGCATTCCCGGTCGTACCACGGACTCCGCTGCTTCCCCTCCTCGTTCTCGTAGAGTCCTTCCGACTTCTCGGGGTGCCTTGACCAGTGAAACCTCAGCCTCGGCGTGCCCGCCTGCCTTTGAGCATAGAACGCATTGCCGGTTCCGGCGGGCGTGGAATTGAACAGGCGGGTATTGGTCGTATCCGCCGTCGCACTCAGCACGTCCCAGCCACCCTGCTCAAACGCGGCGAACTCGTCGATCAGCATTCCCGTACGCCTGCCGCCACGCCCGATATTGTCCGTCGTACTCTCGCCCTCGATCCTCGATCCGTTCTCAAGGTTGATCAACTTCAACTTGTTGCGTCGGTACTTGGGACGCATCCACTCGGGGAGTCCCTTGAGAATGAAATCAACATGGGAGAACAGCGAGTCGCTGGACCCGTCCACCAGTGCCTCCTTCCGAGACACCATCAGGTAACTCTCCATCGGGCGGAACAGCCAACGCCAGGTGAACAGGGTCAGGCAGATCCAGCTTGCCCCCATGTCCCTCGACTTCTCGATCAGGACATCGGTCTCGCCGATGGCCTCGTCCAGTGCGAGGAACGCCTCATCCTGAAAGTCCCACGTCACGAAGGGGATCTTCGGCTTCATGCCGTCAGAGATCTTGCGGGGGTCATACGTCCACGCGAACGTATTGATCCAGTAGAGAATGTCCCTGCTGCACGCGGTCCAGATGGTCTCCTGAAATTCCCGGTCAGAAGCCGACCTCGTCAGGACTTCCTGCCGGAACACCAGGTTCAGGTTCAGATCCTTCGGAACCGTTCCGTAGAACGGAAGACTGGATGGATTGGAGCATTTCCGCGATTTCAGAAGTGGCGCGACGGGCATCTTCTCGGAACCCCTCCATGATCAGATCCTTGTCCTCGGACTTGGAAGCCATTTCCAGCCACTTGGCATAGAACGTCCGGGGGTCACTCCTCGCGAACTCCAACAGTCCCCACGCGCCGGAACTCGGCGCATCCTCGGGCTTCACATCCTCCAGCGCAGCATTCTCATACACCCACTGGAACTCCGCTCTCAGGCTGGCAGACTTCCCCTCGAACTGTTTACTCGACGGTCGCTTGGGCTTGGGTGGCGACTTCTTGGGTTCGGACTTGGAAGACGTGGAATGGTTGTCGCTGGCACTCCCGCCGAACCCGAACTCGACCGCCGCGAGGTTCCACGACTCCTTCTTCGACGTGCCTTCCGCCTCCAGTGCCACGCGACTCGCCTTGAAGTCCTTCATCAACCCTTCAGACTTCAGGTGTGCCCAGAACTCGTCCTTCGTCATTTCGGACACAGGACATACTCCTCGAAGTTCACCAGTTCCTCCTGACCGGCAACATAACACTCGTTGCCGCCCTCCACCAGCACCTGCTTCCGCTCGGGCACAATCAGCCTGGCCCCGGTCATGAAACCCCGGAACATCCACTCCCTCTCGCTGCCCACCATCAACGCATACAGGTCCACCGGACTCTTCCACGAGGGGACAACCAGCCTCCCCTTCCTGTGGTGTGTAGATTTTACATCCACCAGCATTCCCCTGACAACGGCGTCCCCGTCATCATCCTTGGACATCCGTGCCCCCTGCACGAGATCGCAGTAGACGTTGAACCCCCTGCAAAACGCGAGTTCGGAGGCACAACCGGCCAGGTGAATGTCCTCGTCGGTACGGCTCCCGTCCTTCCTCGTCTCAGTGGACCCGGCCTCGACGTTGCTCTGCTGCCTCCGGTGCGCCGCCGCCTTGGCCGTGTCCCACTCCCAATCACTCAGACTCACCACCGTTCCGATGTCCATATCGCTTGTTCCCCAGATACGCAACGATCTCGTTGTGAGCCACCCTCAGATCCGACAACATTTCCTCGGTAACAGTCCTGAGAGTGACAACCTCGCCGATCAGCCACTCGACCATTTCCGGGGTCACGAAGTCGCCCAAGGCACTTCCCGGCTCCTTCTGCCATTCCCTGTAAGCCTTCAGGATGATGACGACTCCATTCTTCGGTTCCACGCCGCCACCGCTCTTGTCTGGTCCGTGTGCCATGACGTATGTGCCCTCACTCCGTTATTCAGGCAAACCAACTGGTAATGCAACACCGCATCACCATCCATCTTCTCAGTCTCTGCCTCCCTCCACTCAGGCTGCTCGCCGCAGAAAGGGCAAGGAAGAAGTTCCCACTCACTTGGCATCCCTGTTCTCCATGTCATCACAAGCCAATTCCCACGCCTCAATAGCCATCTGCGTCGTATCCCCCAGTGCCGTCACCAGGCACTTGTCACACGTCACCGCACCAAGATGGTGGCCCGTCTGGGGGTCATGCACACGCTCCAGTATCTGAGGCATCTTCCCGCACTTGGGGCAATTCCTCGGCTTCCGTGCCATCACTCACCCCATACTTCGTCTCGTTCACGTCCTCCATCATGTCGGGAGTCCGCACGCCACCCCCACGCCAAGGCACCGACTGGAGGTAACCACCAGAGGATAACTCCTTTCGAGCCTCGTCCAAATGCGGCTTGCAAAAACGCCAGCCACCATGACGCTTCTCAGTACAACACACCCAACTGCAAGCAACAGACGCCAACCGGGTGCTGACCGCAATCTCCGTGGCCCGCTCCAACTGGCCCGTCAAATCATGGACCTCACCCTCCAGCATCTGCACACGCTGACGGTGCTGCTCAATCTCCACAGAAAGAGAAACCGTGGCCAGGTCAACCAGCGACTTGGACTCCCGCCTCGTCTGGTGAAGACGGGCACGCAAACCCTCCTCGCGATCCATGCTCTCACGCAAGTCCGAAGCCCAGTCCTCCTCTCGCTGCAAAAACGCACGCTCCTGATCATGCAGCCGAGAACGAAGCAACACCACTGACTCCTCAACAGGAGTACGGTAGAACTCCGGCTTCAACATCAACGGGTGCCCCTTCGCTGAAGAAGATCAGTCATCACTCGGTCCCTCCGGTAGTGGTCGCCAGTGGGATCACCAGCATCGACGCTCCCACGAACATCTGCTTCAGGAAATCTCGTCGTGTCTCAGACATCGCGTTTCTCCTTGGGTCACAGACCACAACCGCCCTCACACTCCATGTCGAAAAGTGAGCGTTGATTGTCGTCCAGGTTCACGTCCCGCAGCGGACGGCACGATTTGTGAACGTACATTTTTGATTGTTCCCCACGGTTCAAGACATTCCCTTCGGCTCGCAACGCGTCGTCGATTTCGCACGCGCGTTCCCAGTCCGCCGGATTTGCCTTTACCCGCTGCCATTCGTCGTTCGAATGGAACGGACAAAACACACACGCCGACCGCGGCGTCTCATGCGGGACGCCGGTTTGTTGCAGCCATCGCACACAATCGCCGCGCTTCATCACTTCGTCAATCAAAGGAAAATGACACGTTGACCACGGGATTGTTCCATAGCGTCCCCGCATTCGTGCCGCCCGTCCTGGTTCGTCGTATGAGAACCCGACGTATTGGTGAACGTGGACACCCTTCGGCATTCTTTGGCGCGGTTTCAACCCGACAATGTCTTGTCGAATTGTCTTCATAATGACATCAATTTTGTATTCGCGAGTACATTGACGACGGATCATCCCCGACGGTTTCCCTTCGTCAAACGCAATGAACGCGGGAATCGTGACAAACTTTTGTCCCGTGATGTTCTGCCCCGCCTGTATGTCATCACCAAGACAACCGGCCGACGCGCGGATTATCTTCGGCCCGCTCAACGACTCCAGCCAAGCTAGGTGTTTGTAGACCGCCGCCGGTTCGTCGCCGGGATCCGCGAAAATTGCTACGTCGAACGTCACCGGGATTTCGCCCGCCATCGACATCAGGTAAAGCGCGGTCGACTGCACTCCAGCCCCTAAATTCAGGACGTGGAACTCACGCATTGATCTACACTCCTGCCAGAACGAATATGATCCGCACCATCACCGTTCTCCTTCCACGCCTCGTATGCCACAACGACATCACGGAGCCGTTGGCAAGTCTTGAGTCGGCTATTCATCACTCGGTCCCTCCGGTAGTGGCCGCCAGTGGGTGAAGTGGTCTCTATGGGACGGTCCCTGCTCAAAGTGCCACTCCCCGGCGAACTCGTCGTTGTAGGCGGAAGCCATCACTCGCCCATCTTTGTCGGCTACGATAACCAAGGCTCCGTCATTCGGCGTCCGATCCTCCACACTCACCCACCCGACATTTGCCTCCCTCAGCCGCTCGACCTCCGAGACCAGCCACAAGTACAGTTCGTAGTCGGGGTAATACAGGAACGTGTCTTCATCGAACGCCCGCTTGATCTCAGCCAGTCGGTCAGTCATCGGGTGTCCCTTCTTTGAAGAAGATCAAGACCCTCAAGGGCCTCGCCCGTCCAAATGTCCAAGCCACGCTCCCAACGATCCCGGTATAACTCGATCCGCTCAGGATGACCCGCAACAGGACAGTTCGTCACACCACCGAACTCCTGGCCATCCTGGCGATGATCACGAAGCGACCCTTCCCAAACCTTGCTCACGTCAACGTCGTCCATGACTCGACCAGTCTAAACCAACAACAACAAGCCTCAAGACACATTCCCGACTCACACCAAAGATTCACCAAAGTTTTCAGAGTTTTTCAGGGGGTTAACCCCCCCTTGACTTTGTGCCAGTTCAGGTGCGCACCGACCCCGTCCGAAGACAGGGAAGGCGACTTGACTCCGCACCAGAACAGGCGGTTGCCGCTCGGCTGTGACTCTTTTACGTCGTTCAGCCGAGTACCCCCGACACGACGGCCAACCTCATGAAACCCGGCCCGTACGTCGTCACCGACCGGCGATTGGCAAAACAAAGCCCCCTTCTCTACGGCGAGGCAAACCACTGACATGTGCCGCAGCACGACGGGACTGTGTCAGACAGCCACTCCCCCAGCCTTGTCCACACACTTCTACACCACAACCAAACCACTGTCAACGAAAAAACCCCGGCCCTCTACAAATTCGGCTAGGAGAGGAGGACCAGGGCCTGGTGCAGCCGAAACCACACCAGCAACAACCTAACCAAACAAACACACAAACAC